AACTGGTACCAATGTTAACGTTTGCGCCTACGTTTAAGATAGCGTATGCATTAATCGTATTGGTGGTAATACCAGTCGAAGTCAGATAGGTATTAACTGTACTGTTACCGATACTTAAGTACGAGGTGCCTAAGTTAACATTGGCCCCCACGTTTAGAATATTGGATAGGTTAGCAGTATTGGTGTTAATACCAGAAGATGTCAGGTAGGTATTAACCGTACTGTTACCAACGTTAATGTAAGTGGTAGTCAGGTTGACGTTAGCACCAACGTTAAGTTGGGTGGCAACGTTTGCATACGTTACTGAAACGTTAGGTGTTGTAAATCCTTCACCGGTTATAACAGTATTAACGGTGCTATTACCTACACTGATCTGGGTGGTGCTCAGGTTAACGTTAGCACCTACATTAACTGCAGAACTTAAATTGGCTGTAGTTGATGAGACTAAGGTAGCCGTAATAATTGAGTTACCGCTTGCATTACCAACATTAATCTGGGAGGCAGTAATGTATTACTACCGACATTTAATTGTGTACCAACGTTGGCGTATGCTGAGAATACAACGTTACCATAAGCCGATAGTGTTCCGTTGGTGGTAATAGATTCACTGGTAATGACAGTGTTAACCGTTGTATTACCTATCTTAAGTGCAGTAGTATTAGCAGTTAAGTTTGCACCAACAAACAATACACCGGTTGCCAGGTTGGCCGAGGTAGTGGTGATAACGCTTGAATTAACTACTGTATTGACAGTAGAATTACCTACAGTAACGCTTGATGTAGTTAGGCTAACGTTTGCACCTACATTGACTGCAAACGTTAGATTGGCAGTATTGCTGGTAACAGAACTACTATCAATTACAGTGTTGACTGTACTGTTACCAACGTTTATAGAACTGGTGGTAAGATTTACGTTAGCACCGACGTTAACTATACCGGCAACGTTGGCGGTATTGGCAATTATGTAATCTACAGTTGCATTATTGGTGCTTAAAGAGGTAGCATTTACAACAGTATTAACCGTGCTATTACCGATTAATAATGACCCAGTAGTAACGTTTACATTAGACCCTACACCTACCCCGCTAATTACACTAACAGTATTAGTGCTTACTGATATGTTAGTAATAGTGGTATTAACGGTTGAATTACCTACGTCGATATAAGTTGTGCCTAAGTTGACATTTGCACCAACATTAATACCAACGGAGACGTTAGCTGTACCAGTAACGTTAGTATTACCACTTGATATAGTACCACTGGTAAATAATGCAGTTGAATTAACTGATGAATTAACAGTACTGTTACCTACGTTAATAGTACTTGTACTGATATTAACATTAGCACCGGCATTAAATCCAGCCGAGGCATTAGCCGAACCAACTACTGTTAAGTTACCAGTGGTGGTATTGTTAGATTGGAAATCTGCAATTCTAAACGTTGCATTTGCAGTATCAATATAAGGACTTACATCTGGCTCTGGTTGATAGTTGTCAAATACCTTCCATACCCCGTCAGATGCATCTCTAAAGAAGCCAGCATGATGATACGTACCATCGTTATAGTTACCAGCAAATCCAAGATCGGGGTTAGATACGGTGCTGCCTGAGTTTAAGTAAATTAAGTTATCTTGAACGGCCAGGCTGGTTGCATTAATGGTTACACTAGTACCTGTTACAGTTAGGTTACCAGTGATCGCTACATTGCCGTTAAATGTTGCACTGGCCGCAGTCAATAGACCAGAAATATTAGCTGTACCAATAATGTTAGTATTATTAGCAACTAATGATCCATTAACAGTAGTATTACCTACACTTATAGTGCCCGAAGAAATACTTGTTGATGTGATTGCTGTATTAACAGTACTATTACCAACGTTAAAACTCGATGTGCTTATTTGTACATTAGAACCTATACCAATAGAGGTTGAGTTAATAGAAGTATTAACAGTACTATTACCTACATTGATCTTTGTGGTACTTAAGTTAACGTTAGCTCCAACATTAACAGCACTTGATACGTTGGCAGTATTAGTGGTAATTGTATCGGAGTTAATAAAAGTATTAACAGTCGAATTGCCAACGTTAATACTTGAGGTAGTTAAATTAACATTAGAACCAATATTGATTGCGGTTGCTACATTAGCTGATGCACTTATGGTAGTGTTACCAGCTACTGTTAATATACCATCGGTGTGAATCTCCCCGCTAGTAATAAACGAGTTAACTGTACTATTACCAACGTTTATTTTACTAGTAGTAAGGTTAACGTTTGCGCCAACATTGACAGCACTTGCTGCATTAACAGTATTAGAATTAACTGCTACTGAATTAATGAACGTATTAACAGTTGAGTTGCCAACGTTAATACTAGATGTAGTTAAATTAACGTTTGCACCAACGTTAACAGCTGACTGAACGTTTGCCGTATTTGTAGTAAGGGTAATGGAGTTAAGAACAGAGTTAACTGTTGAATTACCAATGCTTATACTACCTGTATCGATACTTACATTTGATCCTACAGTAACGATCTGTCTGGCTGCAACATTACTAGTTGCAATTAATGTAGGAGTAATGGCAGTGTTGTTGGTGGTGTTACCAACGTAGATCTGGGTGGTATTCACATTGATATCATTACCAACGTTAATACCTACTGTAACATTGGCAACCCCGGTTATAAACGTGTTGCCGCCTGTTATAATACCACTTGTAAATATAGAATTAGAGGTAAGCGCAGTATTAACAGTACTATTACCAATGAATAGTTTACCGGTATCTAGCGTAACATTTGATCCTACATTAACACCAACAGTAACGTTTGATGTACCAGTAACATTGGTATTACCGCTTGTAATTGTACCGCTGGTAAATACTGCAGTCGAATTAAGGCTAGAGTTTACAGATGTATTACCTATGTAAAGAGTCGTAGTGGTCAGGTGGGCATTTTGACCTACGTTCACTTCTACTGATACGTTGGATGTACTTGAAAAGGTATTACCTGAGGTAATTGTACCGCTTGTAAATAACGCAGTTGAATTAACACTAGAATTAACTGTACTGTTACCTACGTTTATAGAAGTAGTGCTCAGGTTAACATTAGCACCAACATTTATAGTGGTTGCAACGTTAGCTGAGCCGAAAATATTAGTGTTACCTTCTACAGTCAGACCGCCATCGGTATGAATAGATGTAGAATTAATAAACGAGTTTACTGTACTGTTACCAATGTTAATACTGGTTGTATTAATGTTAAGATTAGATCCTACATTAATTCCAACCGAGACGTTAGAGGTACCAGTTACTGTTGTATTACCACTATTGATAACACCAGACATAACTAGCTGGTTAGATTCTACTGAAGTGTTAACTGAACTGTTACCAATCAGTAATCTAGATGTGCTTAACTGAACGTTTGCGCCTACGTTTACATAATCAGTTACGTCATTATTACCAACGACTTTAGAAATGCCAGTAACTGTTAATGTATGACCTGGGGTTGTGTTACTAATACCCACATTGCCATTTGAGGTAACGGTCAGTGCATTATAAGAACCATTAGATATGTTAAAGGCTCTTCCTTGACTCTTAATAGTATTCTGGCCACCGGCAATTTCAATTGCCATGAATGCACTGTTACTGGTGGTGTCACCCCATTGTTCCAGTAACCCTGTAGGTGATATATCAGTTACTCTTACATAGGTATTAGAATTTAACTTTAGTCTGACTGTATCTTGATTGCCAACATCCATTGTAAAGGCATCGGCTGTCTCGTCCCACAATACACTTACATTAGCCGAACTACCTCTATTTACCTCAAACCCGGCACTCTCCGTTGGGCCATTGATATTTGGAAGATCGGCGTTAAGGGTGATAATATTATCACCTATGTTTAAACTTGTTGCATTAATGAATGTAGTGGTGCCTTGAACGGTCAAGTTGCCAGTAATGGTAGCCGTACCGCCGATTACCACATTACCAGAAATATTGGCATTACCGGTTACGTTTGCAAACCCGTTTATGGTTGTATTACCGCCAACGATTGTGCCGCTGGTAAAAATAGAGGCAGAATTAATACTAGAGTTAACCGTGCTGTTACCAACCTTAATGGTGGTGGTGCTCAGGTTAACATTACCGCCTACATTTAGGGCTGTCGATACGTTAGCCGTACCTGTAATGTCTGTATTGCCGCCGTCAATGGTACCGGCAGTATGAATGTTGGTAGAAGTAATAGTAGAATTAACCGTACTATTACCGACATTGACTTTACTGGTTGTTATATTGACATTTGCGCCAACATTGATATCAGATGATACATTTGCCGTACCGGTGATAAATGTATTACCACCATCGATAGTACCGGCTGTATGAATATTAGTAGATGTAATAGTAGAATTAACGGTACTATTACCAACATTAATATTACTGGTGCCTAGGTTAACGTTTGCACCAACGTTGACTGCGACTACTACGTTCGCAGTCCCATCGATATAGGTATTACCGGCATCCAGGACGCCATCGGTGTGGAGGGTGGTGGAGGTAATAGTTGTATTAACAGTAGAGTTACCTACATTAATACTGGTTGTGGTTAGATTAACATTTGCACCAACGTTAATACCTGACGATGCATTAGCCGTGCCGGTAATAGTAGTATTACCTACAGCTAGTGTATTTGCAGTTATATTGCCGTTTGCATCCAGTATACTGACTGGTGCTGATCCAACGGAAAGGCCAAGCCTTGCGTTAAACTTTGTTGCCATCTAGGTTCCCATTTCCCCTAGGCCTTGCGGCCGAATTGTTATTATACTTTAGTCAATAAGCATATTGCTTTGAAAACAGTAGAGTTAGTTGTAGCCGGTGTCACTGTTAGGTTTAGATTACCCCCGGAGTAAGTTATCCCAAATGTTCCACAATCACCTCCAATGTTGACATTACCGTATTCTGTATAGTCAGCAGTAGAACCATTATGTATAGCTAATATTTTAGTCTTCTGGTATTTAGTTCCTGTCGCATCTATGGCCTGAATAACGAACTCAGCCGAGCGGAAGGTTGCACCTGCAAATGCACCAATCACCTGATCGGCTGTGGTTGCAGTTGTAGTTAAGGTCTTAGTAGTAACAACAGTATCGGTTTGAACTTGTAGGGGTGTTGTAGAATGAACTACCCCAGTTCCTTTTGCTGATAATGTAAAGTCAACATTGGTATCAGAACTTCCTGACCCTACTACTAAGGAAGGTGCAGTGCCAGTAGCACCACCGGTGACCTCTAGATAGTTAACAGCCGAACTAGTATGGGCTACTTTTAACTGTCTGTGGGCACCATTGTTGGTATAGAAGTGAAACGACTCACTACCCTTGGTGTATAAGTTTAACGGAATATGAGTATCATATCCCTGAGATGAAATAATAGGACCAGAGGTGGTTACTGCGCCTGTTAGACTTAGATAGTTAACAGCTGTAGATGTATGAGTTATTCTAACCTGTTCTACATCATTATTGGAATAGAACTGAATTGATCCAGTACCTTTAGTGGCTACTTGTAATCCAATATTGGTATCAGCACCTGCAGTTGATAGCTTAGGTGACGTGGTGGTGTTTGCACCCGTCAATACCAGATAATTAACTATACTGGTCTGGCTGTTATCAGTTATTCTAGTAATAAGACCATTGCCGGTCTTGAGGTTAATTACCCCAGTACCCTTAGCAACTACGTTTAGATCAACGTTGGTATCACTACCCTGGGCTGAAATAATAGGACCAGAAGTAGATATAGCACCGGTAACTTGTAAATAGTTAACAGCGGTGGAGGTATGGGTAATGTCAAACTGTTTAGTAGCACCGGCACCAGAAAAGAACGATACCCCAAAGTTACCCTTACCACTGACCTTGAGTGGGTTGCCTTCAGATCCGGCGGCGTAAATGTATGGGCTTACCCCGGTGGCGCCACCGCCAATCTCTACACTATTAATAGCAGAAGTTACCTTGGCTACTTTTAGACTTTCAGCGCCGGCCGCCCCGCCAAGATAGGAAATATTAGTTACAACTAGAGAACCAAGCGTGGTATTATTGGCCTGGAAGTCCGCAATACGGAATGTATTGTTGGCTGTATCAATGAAAGCACTTGCATCTGGCTCAGGTACATAGTTATCAAATACCTTGAATACTCCATCGGTTGCATCTCTAAAGAAACCGGCGTGGCGGTAGGTGCCATCATTATAATTACCAGCAAAACCAAGATCGGGATTACTTACCGTACTATTGGCATTAAGATAGATCATGCTATCTTCAAGTGACAAGTTGGTTACGTTAAGTGTAATTGTATTGCCACCGACTACGAGATCGCCGTCAATCTGAACGCTACCGTATGTACGAACGTTATTGGCAGTTAAATTGGCACTGATATTTGCCGTACCAATAATGTTGGTGTTGCCCATTGACATAACACCACTGAAACTACCATTACCACCACTTAAAGTCAGTACACTTATACTGGTAGAATTGATAAAGGTATTAATTGTGCTATTACCAACATTTACGTAGGTAGTAGTCAGATTAACATTTGATCCAACGTTCAATGCACTGTTGGCATTTACAGTATTAGTGCTGACTGTAGTTGAATTAATTACTGTATTTACAGTCGTATTGCCTGTAGTAATACTTGTAGGTGTAATGACTGTATTGGTGGTACCTGTACCTACGAATACATTCCCAGAAGTAACCCCAGAATTAACTATACTGGTATTTACTGTACTATTACCAACGTTAAAACTTGAAGTTGTTAAATTGACGTTTGCGCCAATGTTAACTGCGCTTATGGCATTAACTGTATTGGTGCTGACTGTTATATCTGTTATAGTAGTATTTACAGTACTATTACCAACATCGATAAAGGTGGTACCTAAATTAACGTTGGCCCCTACGTTAATAGCCGTAGTTACGTTAGCCGTACCTGTAATATTAGTATTTCCACCGGCTATTGTACCGCTGGTAAAAATCGATGAAGAGGTAATAGTAGTATTTACGGTACTGTTACCAACAAATTGAGATGTAGTATTAATGTAAGAATTAGCACCTACCGCGACTGCAGTAGTATTGGATACTGTATTACCAATAGTAATAGAGGTGCTATTGATAACGGTGTTGACAGTCGTGTTACCAATAAAGACTGACGTCATATTGGCATATAGATTAGCACCTACATATAACCCTGTTGTGTTAGCAACTGTATTACCAATATCCAATGATGATTGAGTCAGTACAGAGTTGACAGTAGTATTGCCAATTTTAATAGCGGTGGTATTAGCATTAACATTAGCGCCAACGTTTAATGCAACCGATACGTTTGCTGTACCAGTGATACTAACGTTACCAGATGATATGACCCCGGCAGTACTAAACGATGTTGAATTGACAGCTAGGTTTACAGTCGAATTACCTACAGTAATATTTGAAGTAGTAAGTACAACGTTTGCACCTACATTTAACTGACTGGATGTCAGATAAGAATTTACTGTACTGTTACCAACAAAGAAAGTAGTGGTGTTAATGTAGGAGTTTGCACCTACGGCCACTGTAGTAGTATTAGCTACCGTATTACCAATTACAATAGATGTACTGTTGACAACAGCGTTAACTGTTGTATTACCAATCTTCAGGGCAGTAGTATTGGATACTACGTTAGTACTGATAGCAATAGTGGTTGTATTAACAACGGTATTGCCAATGGTAATAGATGTGCTGTTTAGTACAGAATTAGTAGTGCTATTGCCTACGTTAATCTGGCTGGTACTTAAGTTAACGTTTGCACCAACGTTTACGGCACTTACAGCATTAACGGTATTGGAGTTAACTGCAATATTATTGATAAACGTGTTGACGGTAGAATTACCGACGTTTATCGAACTGGTGGATAAGTTAACGTTTGCGCCAACGTTTATTGCGGTTGATACGTTAGCCGTACCAGTGATGGTGGTATTGTTGGCTACAACCAGCGTATTACCAACATGTAGGGTAGATGTATTGGTAGTCCATCTTGAATCAGTCTCATTCCACAAGAACTGCACATTTGCATACGTTCCGCGGTTAACCTCCATACCAGAATTCTCTGATGGAGCACCAGTAACATCGGCATTAAGAACAAAGATGTTATCGCCAATGTTTAGAGTCTGGGAATTAATGTATGTTACATTACCTGAAACTGTAAGATCGCCCCCTATTACGACGTTGCCAGAAACGTCTAAGTTAGAACCAATAGATAGAGATGTAAGATTTGTGCCGAACTCAACTATAGCCGAGCCGTTGGAGGTGTAGAGCTTCTTATCAGTTAGGTTGACCGCTAGTTCACCGGGGTAGATATACGTGCTGTTTGCAGTACTGGTGACATTGGGCGTGCGCCCGCTCACAGACGTGCGCTTGATTTGTAATACTTTTGTGTTTGCCATTAAAGCACCCTATATAGGATTTTACTAGGTCTTATGTAAGACCATCTATTTAGGTAGTAAGTAAAATCGACTTAGAAGGTGCCCAGATCCATATTGTTGAATGATATGGTATTGGATGTAAATGCGTCGGTTACGATGACGCTATCGGGCAAACCAATGACTAGATTGTTGTTGGCAAAGGAAACTTGCACTTCACTGGTCGTCCCACTTACCGTATGGTCTTCCCATTGACTGGTAGCTTCATTGTAAACAAAGATTGCATTATTGGGAGACTCGTTTACATTAACGTCAAGAAGTTTACTTAAACGGCTGAAGTCATAGATCGCCGATTTTAGTGTAAATGGCGCATCTGAGGTAAGAACGGTATCACGTTTGTTTACCGTAATAACTTGTGCTAATGTTGCCATTTATTATCTCGTGACGTTTGGATTAACTGTAACTGTTCCTTCAAAAACTCGAGAAATGGTGCCCGAAGAATCGGTGAGTTCTACATCATAAAGATAGCGACCAGCAGTAACATTGCCTGTTGTATTGGCCGAAAGAGATAGTGTAATAGTACCGTTGGCACCACCAAGCTGTACTACAAACGCAGTTGCAGTAGAGGATGTGTAGTGCTTGCGCATTTGGGCGGTACCCGTATAACTCGATAAGTCAATGAAGTTACCATCAGGATCGGTGAGGGTAACAGTACTATTCCAGGTAGCGCCTTGATCGATAACTAAATTTGCTTTTGTTGCCATCTAATTTCCAAGGTTATATAGTCTTATTTATATTATCTGAGACTAATTGATATCGCCTTTGTAGCGTGAAGTCCAGATAGTAAGGCTATATTTGGTGCCAGATGTTAGTTTAAGTGATTCATGGCCATGGGTAACCTGGCCTGGCCACACAATAACTTCCCCCGCCTGCATACCAACATTGGAGAACTTCTGTCTGTTAAAGACTAATTCTCCACCTTCGTAGTCTTCATTTAACTTAATAGAACCAGATATTAAAGATGCATCATGATGGCACGGTAGACTATCCTGTGTATCTGTTGAATATTTTATGATAAACATATCTCTGATACCATGTACACTTAGTGGGAACCAATGGTTTTCAGCCTGTGGGACAATCCACTTCATAAACTTATCAGATATCTCCATGAAAAGAGACGGATCAATATCTTTGATTCTTGCCTCTTGTCCTGGGAACTTATCACCAGGCATTGTCTTCCATACACCTGCCTCTTCGGCTCTATTAATAAGATAGTTACAATCAGTCTTAGAAAGAAAGGAAAAGCCAAGTATTTCATCTCCTAATTTTTCTAAAGGTATAGAGGTATCAAACTCCAGTTGCTTAACAAACAGTGAACGGTAGGTGTTCTTAAGAAATGTCTTTTGAGCCTCGCCTCCGTTACCGTGTAAGATACATGGACACACATTAGTCTTATTATTGTATAACTGTTTATACTTCTGTTTGACCATTACCTCAATATCTGCTTCAGCTCCAGCCACACACTGAAAAATATAACTTTCATAATCTAATTTAATATTAATTTTTTTCTTAAAATGATATTGATCAATAAATTTATTCTGAAGATAAAATTGATCGTCAACTCCTGGATCGTCTTCTAATAATTCTTTAATTGCCCATGCATAACCAATATAAAGTCCGCTATTTAAATATCTGTATGGTGTTGGTGATTCGGGAAAGTGATGGGCAATATTCTCATCTGGCCAACATGTTTTTTCAGCAGCAAACAAAACATCACAATTAAACGATCTAAATCTATTTACAATAGTGTTTAGATCATCATTTATAAACACATCATAACCGTCAAGGAAGAGAACTATACTTTCATCTTCAACTTCTTCTAGATACTTTTTAACTAATTTTAACTTTTGACCGCCTCCGGCACCGGTCATGTCCCCTCCTACCCACTCCACCCCTCGTCCAATATTGGATACATTAATTTTAAAATTACTGGCCGACTCTTTGAGCATGTAAGACTTGCTCTCATCCGTAGCCACGGTAAGTGCGTGAAGGCTTGAATTTAATACTCTACCTGATTCTATATCTGACCCTAGAATTTCTCTAGATTCTTGTCTAAATGGTTTAATATCTTCATATGCAATAGCCTTGAAAAACCCAATACCGGAGTAATATGATTGAGCCTGAACTAATACTGACTTTATATCTGGATTAGTTGTTAAAGTATGCTTTGTATGATCTACTCCAAGCATTATAGGAATAAACTCATCTACCGGGATTAGGAGCTCTTTAAATCTAGATTCAAGTAATTTTAATGCGCCACCGGGGCTTATAATATATGATGAACAGAGATAAGGATAATGTGGAATAGAGAGATCGGAGAGAATGACTTTTTTATGTTCCATCATCTCTCTATGGTCCAGGTATACCATATCAAAACTTCTTAATAATCCATTTGCGTGATCTAAACTAAAATTACTACCAGGATTAAAAACAACATCATCTTCAAGAATTAAAATAGGCTCGTTCAGTTCTACACATTTCTTCCACAAGTAGTAGTGAGAAATAGCACATGCTATCTCATTCATGGTCATACGTCTGTTTAAGAGTGGATCCACCCACTCCTTACAAATATCAAACCCCATACTCCTAACCTGGCCGTAGGTCAGTTTATAGCCGTTTACTGCAGGAAACCTTTCCCACTCAAATTCATGTTCATCAAGTTGGGTGGTTAGTTTATCTAACCTATCCTTACGCTGCTCTAAATTTAAAATAAATATTTTCATGTTAACGTCTCACCAGTAGTTTGTTTACTATCAATCCAATCTTCAAACAATCTATCCACATATTTAATACTCTCCGGTAACCCCCCTGCCTCACTTTCCCTTATCCCTCTATGGTATAGGGTAATACTGGGAAATATAGGTGGGGCAAATAGCGGTAGTTCATCTAATTCTAATATAAGAAAAGAAATAGATGGGTATTTCGGTTCTAATTGTTCAATATAGTTTAAGAAAATAGCACAATTATTGCAGTCTTTATTTGATATAATAATAGCAAAAAATGACTTATCATCATTTAAAACCATATTGCTAATTTCATTGTAATTCAAATTCTTCATAATTTATCCAAAAATAATAATTAAGCCATCAATAACTGATTTGTCCAAAGTGGCACACAATATCTTACGGTAGCTGCTAAAACGTAGCCCTCCGAGCATCCCCACCCCCAATATATTCGTGCACCCCACCCTGTTGTAGTAGTAGCGTTATCATATTCATATGGGGCGTTATTTCTAAACCCAAAAGAGTTGCCTGATGCATTACTCTTAATTCTCCAATTACCTACATTACCGACATAGTTATTAGGATCTACCATTGCCTGTACATGCCCAGCCGCTGTACCAGATGCCAATAGCCATCCACCGGCTTGAAATGTGGGGTACTGATAGGCCTGCGGGGTATTAACGTTAGTCATGTCCGTCCATCCAGCAGGGCATGCATCAGCAGAAGCATATGCCGGTACGCTACCACCGCTAACACAAGGGCTGAGCCCGTTAATCGTACCTAACCCAGCAGTCGTTCTGTATATTTGCTCGCCTACATTCTTAATACGAATAAACTCATCATTGCCTACAGTAAATGTACATGCGCCCTTTCCAGCCATACTGTAAACTCCGGGTAATACCTCCTGCCCACCGGAATGATTGGCGCCACTAAATCCAGCTCCAGTAGCTAAAGAGGTTCCTGTGCTTGATGAAGCCCATCGAGTTCTATGCACAGGCATATTTTTTACATGAATATCAATGATACCAGGGTTTTCTTCATAGAAATACATTTCCCACTCTATAAGGTTATCATTAGATGCGCTTATAGTTTCTTCAGCATACCCTGTATTCCCAGTACCTCTAAAATAAACTATAAAAATACCAGAAAACGAACCGGTGCGACCTTGACCGGATTCCTGTCGATACTTAACCAGATTACTTGAATTGTCTCCAGACCCTATACATATTTTAGGTAGGTTGGGGGTAGCAAAGCTTATACCAGCAAATGAAGTTGAACCTTGACCAAACGTAACATAGCTATTAGTACCTACATGTATGGAGGTGTAATGGTTTGGACCAAAAGCAATGGCCCATGGTAAGTTTATTGTATAATATCCATCATCTGTACCTCCAGATGTTCTGGTGGCTGTAGTAAAGTACTGTGCGTTGGTGGCGGTGTTGTGAAATAGCTCTGTAGGGACGTATGGTGCAGTACTGCCATTGGGAGGTACTAATTTACGGGCGGTCAGCCTGACCCCTGGAAATTTTGTACTAGTGGCTGCGGTAATTTGAGGGTATACAGGATCTTCGGCTGTAGGCCCTCTCCTATATTCTACACCGTCTTGACTTATAAGCTTAGAGCTATTAAATACCGATGTTCTTTCTGCAGCAGATCTTAATGGTATAAAGATAGGATTAGCTGTTGCGCTAGATAAACCTTTAAGCTGAACAAATCTATCATCCCTGACGTCAGTGCTCGTACCGAGATCGAATACTGGACTTTCCTCATTTGCATACAAAGATAAACTAAGACCTTGTAAGGTCAGGCCATCACCAGCATAATAGTTTCGAAAGGCTGGAAAGGTATCACTTGAATTTAAATCGCTATTTTGGAAAGCAAAGGTCATTATTGATTAACTCCCTCTTTATCACCTACCTTACCTATTAAAATAGGACTTGAAGACATATTAGCTGTATTAACATTAGAATTAAGGGTTAATAGTAATGAACTAACCTCCACCCCTACTGCTACTGCAAACTCACTTGTCTTAATACCGCTTTTAAAAATTGTAACAGCCGGTAGGTGCTGGATAGCAAATATAGGAGGTGTACTACCTACATCGACTTTATAAAGTGTAGCATTATTAATAATAGCATCTTCTAAGCTGCCAATCAACTGAACTTGTGCTTCATCGGTAGCACAGTAAGTAAACACTATATCAATTTTATCAGTGTTTTTACTGTTATTAATAGTAGTATTAAGTTGAGTTACACTTTGTGTTTTCATCCTATAACCTCTAATTTTTTAGTTAGCACATCAACCTGTGCGCTTAACTCCTGAACAGCCTTTGTAAGGTGGGCAATAATTACGTTATATTTAATTGCAATATCATCACCTTCATTTGATACCGCCCTTGGCATCCATTCTAATACCTCTTGTGCAATAAATCCAGTATCCGATGTTCCGTCTTTCTTCCATTTAAACTCTACAGGGTTAAGTTTATTGATTAGTTCTAGACTATTCTCAACCCCGGCAATATCATACTTAAGGTGTTTATTAGATGTATAATAAAAGGCATAAGAATATATGTACAAGCAATCTATTCTACCAGTCGTTGCGCTTGCGCCCTGGCCTACACCTAATGAGTTTACTTGGGCGTTAGAGGCTGTAGTAAATCCCCCCTGCTCGCCTTTATCACCTTTAACAGATGCACCATCCCCACCTTTGGTTCCCCCCTCGCCTTTTTGACCTTTAATACCAGTTATAGCAAATGTAGTAGCATCTGAATTAGTAAATGTAAGGGAGTTTGCCCCGTCATTGTAAGAGGCTGAACTAACTCTCTCGCCTTTTTGACCTACTTCACCTTTTTGCCCTTTTTCGCCCTTGTCACCTTTATCGCCTTTTTCGCCCTTGTCACCTTTATCACCTTTTTCACCTTTTTGACCCTTAAGTCCTACTACAGTAAAGGTAGATGAATCTGAATTGGTAAAGGTAGTGGTATTGGTACCATCAGTAAATGCTGCACTACTTACGCGTTCACCCTTATCGCCTTTATCGCCTTTATCGCCTTTATCACCTTTTTGGCCTTTTAGTCCGGTAACGGTGAAGGTAGATGAGTCGGAGTTTGTGAATGTGGTAGTATTTGTAGCATCAGTAAACGATGCGCTACTAACTCTTTCGCCTTTTTGACCTTTGAGTCCAGAAATAGTGAAAGTAGAACTGTCAGAGTTTGTAAATGTTGTAGTAGTTGCGCCATCGTATGATGCGTTACTGACTCTCTCACCCTTCTCACCCTTCTGTCCTTTAAGCCCGGTAATAGAGAAGGTAGACGAGTCGGAGTTTGTAAATAAGGTGGTATTAGTAGCATCTGTAAATGCCGCACTATTAATTCTCTCGCCCTTTTGGCCTTTAAGCCCGGTAATTGTGAAGGTAGATGAGTCAGAGTTAGTAAATGTTGTAGTAGTTGCGCCATCGTATGATGCGCTACTAACTCTTTCGCCTTTCTGGCCCTTCTCCCCGGTACGGGAGAATGAAATAAAGATAATATCATCGTTATCAAACAATGTAGAGCCAGATACGTGGACGACAGTGATTTGTCTATAGCCGGTCTGTGGATCAACCCCAGTGATAGAATAAACTAAGAACCTACCAACGTTCTTAGAACTTCTTAATAGTAAGTATCCTTTTGGTGCGGCACTGTTACTGTCATCTAATGCATCTAAAAATGCAGATACGTTTGTAGTGCTAAACTCAGTCGCACTAATAGCAATCTGTGTTACTGATGAAGGTGTTGCGTTATTAAGTCTAAACTTACCGCCACTTGGGTCGGTGTCTGTTGCTGTTGTTGTGCTAAACTGATAGGTTATATCGGCATACGTGCGCAATGGGAAGAATAGAGTACCATTATTGGTAAATCTCCACTGGTCGAGTGTTTCATCCCATCTGATATTTACGTCAGCTGATGAGCCTCTGTTTACTGTTAATTGGGCATCTAGGGAAGGTGCTCCAGCCACATCCTTTAAAAGAACAATTTCACTGGTACCTAGATCAACTGTTGTAGAAAAAGAAACAGAGTTAACAACTTGTAACGTGCCCTGGATAACAACGTTGTTGCTAAATGTAGCAACTCCAGTTACACCTAGTGTACTACCTACATTAGCCGTCTCATTAACGTCAAGACCGTACTTAACTCTGAAATTTTGCGTATTCGCTGCCATTAGCTTCCCTTTCCGCTAATAAGTTATTCTTATTATAGTTATGTTAGTGCAACTCTCAACATCTTAAATGCTACTGATCCAACAGTTGAAAGAGCGTAAAGTCTGACCGCAGTAGAGGTGGCGTTAATTGTGTAGGTAGCGAACTGGCTATCAACGTAAATAGTACCGTATTCGGTCATATGTGCGTTACCGGATCCATACACCACACTCAACTCCGACATTGTCTTCTTCTCTGTGTCAACAGTATTAATTGCTGTAATAGTATATTTAGCAGAGGTAAAATCCGCAATTGCAAAACTATCTACCAAATTAGCAGTTGAAGAGTTTGGAAATGTAAGTACTGTTCCTAATGCTGTTGAGGTGACTCTTGAAGAGGAGTTGCTGTAGACTGAAACTGAATTATTAACGGTCAATGAGCCGTTAGAAATAACCATTGAGTTACTTACTCTTACTGTGTCTCCGGCATTAATTGTGTAGAAGCTGGAAGTGTTGACAGTAAATAGAGATGTATTGACCGTGACGTTTGCCGCATTAATGTAGCTGTTAGAAGTAATATTTAATGTGTTGCTGCTGACGTTAGCTAACAGCCCTACCATACTTACGTTTGAAGTAGCGGATCCTATAGTAAGAATACCTCCACTCTCTACATTACCACCCCTGATTACAGGCGTTGCGACCGCATTACCAACAAATACGTTACCAGTAATAATGCTATAAGCTGCAGATACATTTAAGTTAGATGTAAGGTTAACCTGTCCGCCGGATACTGTTACGTTTGCAGCGTTTACAGAAACGTTAGGTGCATTTATGTAAGTATTAGATGGGATATTAAGCTGTACCATTGTCACACTGCCAACGTTACCAACGGCGGTAAGGTTGTGTGTGGTATTGGATCCGATAGTGGTATTACCGTATACGCTTATGGTTGCAACGTTAAGGGTAAAGGCAGCTGCATTAACAGTTGTATTAGATGTTACTGTTAGTGTATTACCGTTTAAAGTAGTATTATGGGAAGAATTAGAACCAAAGGTTGTATTACCGTATATGCCTATTGCTGTTACGTTTACTGTCAGTGCAGCTGCATTTACTGTTGAATTAGAAGTAATGTTAAGATTGTTGGCTGATACATTGGCCGTGTAGCCAGTAATAATTAAGTTTGAAGATGTTGTACTATTTGCAACCCCTAATGTCAAGGTGCTAATATTGGCTGTGTTACCAGCACTACCACCCCTAACAAGAGTTGCAGCATAGGTGTTAGCAGCAAGTATACCTATCACACTTCCGTTACCCGTTACGTTGGCCCCTGCAGTAGATCCCTCCACCGTTACAGTAATGTTGGTCAAGGCATCGGCTAAGATATTGGTTTTACCAACCAGGCCGGCGAATGTATCTGTTGCAATTACAACGTTGGAAACTGGTTTAGCCATTCTTTTCTCTTATTAAATTTTTTATGAGAGCATCCATTTCTAATAACTTGTGCTTAAGTTCTGAAATTTCTTGCTCACTCTGTGATTGAGCAGCCATGTTATCACGCTGCTGTTTGTAAAGTTTAAACGCATTAACATTGGTATTTATCAATGCGTTTGTGCCTTCATCTCTAGCAAAATTAGGATCATCAGTTCGTATCATATTACACCGAAACTGCTATTGCCCTTGCATCATCCAACTTAGGAACCAGATAGGTGTTGTCTGATACTAATACAATTTTAAGTGCCATGTATTTGTATGAATCCATGGCTTCTTGATTGTTAGTAAAGTATCTAACAATATTAGAATTCTGATTGTATTTAAAGGCTTGCTTGGTACTAGTAACCTTTTCAATAGTTACACCGTTAGTAACATCCCCTGAACTTGTACTAGCAAAAGTAACTGGATTCTCTAATACCAGGCTGGTATCGCTACCAATGCTTGCAACTGGGCTGATGAAGTAATCATTGGTAGAACTAGTTCTAACAATCTTAACTATGTCATTGGCAGTCAAACTTGAACTAAAGTTAGTATTAGAACCAACAATGGTTGTGTTGCCGGTATTGGCAGTTCCAAATCCAGGTAGTACTGTAACTGTAGGAGTATACTTAAACGTATATTCGTATTCTCTTATATCATTCTCATCTAAAGATGCACTGAATAGAGTTGATGAGGTTACTTGATCTAATAGTGACCAGTCTTTATTTTCAAATCCGTCTTGATCAGATGCATTAAGAATTTTAGCATACACGTAAATGTTAGTACCTGAAGGCTTATATGCAGAGATGAATACTTTGATATCCTCAGCATCTAAACCATCGGCCAATACTAGTCTCTTTGAGATATATTTACAACTTGCATTACCGTATCTTGTATTTTCATTAGCGTTACTGTTGTTGATAAGGTACTTACTGAATACCAAGGACGCTGGAGAAACATCAACTACAGGTGAAGTGGTTGTAAATGAAGTTTCTAGGGTAAGGGTAGTACTTAACGACTTAGTTAAAGTAGCACCTGCAATCTCGTTTGATTTACTTTTTACTAATCCGGTATCATTAATTTTAATATATGTTTTACCGTTTAACAAATAAGAGAGATTCTCAGTACCGCCAGTAGACTTAGTGACAGTTAGAGATGGTGTTATAGAGGTTCCAGGAGTCACAATATTAGTAATGAACGGATTAAATGCCGCCACATCCAGATTATCAATTGAAGTTACTTTGGCAGACGCGTCTGAATTATCACCAACTACCAGTGCATTATAGGTACTGTTTGCTACAAAGATTTTAAATATGCTATTGGAAGCATTAGAATCTTTTAGGTGTAACTTACCTTTGGTGGAGTTATAGTACCCTACTCTACCACTAACTACTCTTTGAATACTACCAGCAAGACTTGCACTTACTGTATATTCAGGTGGTCTATTGACTGTAATAGCAGTAGAGTTAGCAGATTGAATTCTAAGGATATCGAATTTTTCATCTACGCTGTAATGTGCGGCACCTGATGCAGCAGTATTAAGAGGTGCATCTATAGTAAGTAAGTTATCATTTGTAACTGTTATAACCTGTCTAACCTCATTACCGATTCTAATAAAGTCACCATTTGCATACTTTGTGTTAAAGCCAGTGCTGGTAGATGTAGCATTAGTAATAGTAATAGTAGAAGAGGTTACTGTACCAGTTCCTACACTGTTGGCAGTCCCGTAAACTATTAGAATAGTATCGTTAGCAGCTAAAACAGAAGAAAGACTACTACCGGTTGTAATAACCGAACTTGTAGTGTTAGTTGTAATAGTACTGTTTAAATAGGAGTTTGCAAGCTGGGCAACTTCCTCGCCTCCGGTAAAGGAACCTGAATTGTTTGCAATAGTTAAATACTCAGTATCGTCATTAGTCATTACTAATGTGCCCGAGGTACCGGTAAATTCTGCCCTGTATACTTTAAACTTAATGTCTTCGTCTTGTACGGCTGTAAATGCTCTATTACTAGTTGAATAGAACATAGTACCTTCACCCCAAGTCTTATTAGGAGTCTTAGTTGTATCAAGCACATCAGGTAAACCAGGAATTGCTGTCCATACACGATAGTCAGGGGATGAGGCATCCGGTGTAAGCACGATAGCATATTCCCTACCCGTTTTAACTTGAACTGGTGATGGGAAATTAAACATAGTACCAGTACTTGCGTTATTACTTACACTAACGTTAGCTGATGGTTTGTAAACCGTGCCAAAGGGAACGATGAACGGTCTAATCTGTCCTTCATCGCTAACTTCTCTTAAGTCTAAGGTAACACCTTTAGTAGCATCTTTCTGTTTAAAAAATACTTCAATTGCGGTTAAATGCATAAACTCTGAAGAGTCTTGTGAGTGAACGTAAAACGTTTGAGCTAATGGGTCAGTAGCTGGTGGTGGTGGTGGTGGTGTAAGATCAACTGTAGTTGCTACCGCCCACTTGTTGGTAGTTTGATTTATTACCTGAGTGTCTTGGTATGTTGATACTGCAAATGCGTCTTTCTGGGCTAAGTTAAACGACTTAGTACTTGTGCTTATAGCACCAGAAGTTCCACTTAACGTAAAGGACGAAAACTTACCTGAGCTCTTTGAGGTAGCTCCAGACTCTGAGGCCAAAGAGCTAACGTCCATTACTAGGAATTCTTTTTCACCGGTAGTAAATGTATCACCTGGCAAGTATACTAGTAGAGCCAATACCCCACTAGCATCAGCCATTAATGCCGGGCTCGAACCTTTATTGTAAATAGGTAAGAAGCTGTTTAAGGTAGCGTTATTAGGGTCGGTTACAGTAGCTGGTACACAATACGAGGTAACATCAACACCATCAAAGAAAACATAGTGCTGGGCGCCTGGTCTTAGACCTGCCGTATGAATTGCAATTCTTTGCTCTCTAATGTACGGGTTAACCTGTACACTCTTTAAGAAGTTACCCACATCTTGGGTTGATGTAATGGTAGGGGCTGGAGCAATCTTCTGAAAAGTGTCAGTCTTAGTAGTTGTTAGAGTCTCAGAGTAATTCTGTGTAGTAGTAGTTATAAACTGATTAGGTCTTGTGACTACGGTTGATTGATTTACTCCCCCTGAACTTACTTTAATATTATTAGGGGTTAAATTTAATTTACCTAATGCATCATTTACTGAGTTGGTTAATGCATTTATTGGATCGGCAATATTAATATCAATAACTGAGGTACTAACTACATCAGTATCGAAGAAGTTATCAACCCTAGGTATGACAATCATCTTACCAGCAAAACTCCAAAATCCTGTAACAAGAGTTCTTTCCTTGTTGGCATGGGGCTGGCTTACAAAGGAGGTGGTAGTATAAGGTAGTGTAACTAAATCACCTAACTTGGTTGTGCCAGAGCCTGCGGTAGAATATCTTAAATCAACTGAAATGAGTTCTTGCTGAGGGGTAAGTTTAGACTCATCTGTATTAATTAGTGCTTTAAACTCACCGTCATTAATATTAGAAATCTGATAGTCATTAAATGAGTCAACAAAGAAACCATTTTTAAATCTTTCTAATGAAGTATTAGCTTCACCTGGGAGAGTTAAATTCTTAGTGTCTGCTTCTATTGTATTAAGAAGGGTATAATATTCTAGTCTCTGAATTCTCTTCTCTAACGAATTAATATCGTTCATCGTATATCTACGAGTTTGAGAGAGAGTAACTGTATTCTTAAGATCAGAACGCTTGGCAGTAGCAGCTACCTTAGAGGTAAGACTTGGAAATGGAGCAATGGAAACTACTCCAATACTCATTGTATCTGCTTCTGGTGGCGGTGGTTGTGGGGTGTTAGAAGGAATACCCTCAATAGTTCTTACTCTACCTGCAGTAGTAATAACTACTCTATCAACCCGTGCCATATAGGACTCAATAGTCGTCTCAAAACTTCTAGAAGGGCATGGGAAGAACTTTTCACCTGCTACAAATGTTTCTGTAATTGGTGGATCAATAGATGCACCTGCTAAGGTGGATGATAAGGCAGCTGTATTGGCAACTATAGGTCTGAAATCTAACGCATCTCTAAGTGACAGCGCCTCACCTGATGTAGGGGAAATAAAGATTGGAATAGTCTCTGTTCGAATTTTATTCGAAGGTAGAGTAGTAGTTGTATCATCTAATGGATATGATTCTGTTGATAGATACTTACCCGTACCGTGGGAGAATGATTTTACCTTTACAGCCAGACAGCTAGATGCAGTAAGACTTAGAGTTGACCCTGGCTTCTTGGCAATGTAAGACAGACCGTAGAAGTTATCTTTTTGACCGTTTTGTAGTACAAATTCATCAACGTAGTTTGTAGTAGATTCTGAATAAGAGTTACCAGTACCTACGAATACTCCCTCAAGAGAAAATACATCAGGTATACCTAGACACCATGGCCCGGTAAGTGTATTTGCTAGCTTATCAGTAGATATTTTTATGTAGATGGGATTATTGACTGTCTTTGCTCTAACCGCTGGCTCAAAATTCTCTAGATTGTGGTACATAGTAAACGATGTAGCCACATTAATCGCCGCGCCCACACTAACAGTTAGTTGAGTAGTTGAGTCCACGCTTATAGCACGGGTCGGGGTCCCGCTACGATTCATATTGATAGGTGCATAGGCAGGGAATGCAATATGAACAGAATTAGCTACAGCAGCGACTGCCGCATTACTAGATAAAGATAATAACTGATCGTTGTAAATAAATGCAACACGTTGAGGAATACCACCACCGATAGAAATATAATCACCAACTCTTAAGGCAGTAGTAAATACTGTACCAGTACCTGAAACGTTTGTTTGTGTGTTAGTAGCACTTACAGTACCGGCAACGTTTGATGAATACCTAAATGAGGCCTGGGGAACAATAATAAACTGTTGTTTGTCAGCATCACTCAAGCTACCTATACCATATGGTAATATATTTGCACCGGAGAAAGAAACCGTTACACTACCTGTTGCCTGGGCAAGGGATGCAGTGGTAGAGGTTCTAAAAATGAATTCTTCAGAGGTAAGTTCCTTTACTGCAAATGTCCCAGTATTAAATACGAGTGTATCATTTTGAAGATCTTGTAGTTCAGCAAATCCATTAGTCAGTACCACATCTGCAATTGCTGTAGCGCTAACAATAATACTCCTTACATCTTTAAAACTCTTTCCAGAAGACATCACTACATTAAAGATGTATAACTTATAAACGCAATCTGGTGTGCCTGGTGTGCCGCTACTGTACTCCAATGATCTAACGTATGCAGTTCCTATAACCGACCCTGGTGTAGTAGGAGTACCACCACTATTATCGGTTATGTCTGTACCTGCAGTGCTATGTAGGTTAACCTGTGTTCCGTTTTTAATTTCAAAATGACCTGACAGCTCTTTTACCAATACATAACTACCGTATTGTGTATTAATTGTTTGATTTACTGCATTAGAGGAGTCAGTACCCTTACGAACCGGGGTGCGAGTGTTGTTAAGTAAGCTAATACGCTCACCCTTTACATACGCCGTTCCCGGGCTAAGAATTAAGTTAAAGTGAGTTGTATTACTCACACCTACCGTACTAGTATCTAGTCTAAACGTATCTAAGACGTAGTCGCCGCTCTCTTCAAATGTTCTACGTGCAAGTTCTTTATTGATAGAATTAAATTGAGTTACATCTCTATTTCTAACAATGTTGCCGTCTTGAAATTCTAATAAAGGAAGAAATTCGTTATTTGCAGCCGCTATCTCAGTATTAACAACCAGAAGGGTAGGAGTTAGCTGCAATCTATTAGCACCTGGTGCTGCAAAATTTGGTGATCCTGTAGCAAGATCTAAAAGTGAGGCGTCAACGTTACTATTAACGATGGCCTCCGATGTGACGAAACCAACTGATTTATTAGTAGCTACTGGGCTGTATTTTTCAAGAATAACTGTCTGAGGCGCAACTCTAATAAAATTACCCTTTTGATAGATAATACCTCTGTCGGTTTTAACAGCCGCACCTCTACCAACTGGGGCAGTATAGGTTGAGTCAGCTACTCTAATTTGAGCAATGTAATTAACCGCTGTAAGTACGGCTCCAGCACCTGTTGAGGTTTCAATAGTAACTGAAGGTATAGTGGTATAGCTTGTACCCTTATTAATTAAGGATACATCAATAATCTTACCGTCGCCGTTAGTAGTAATAGTGGCAATAGCACCAGAGCCGGTAGTACCGGTAATTTCCACTGAATCACTATTTGAATATGTTGCTCCACCCGCAGTTATAACAATTTCTTCAATAGTACGGTTGACATTAAATACTTTAATGACTTGGTTATTTGAGAATACTTTTTGACCCGCATCTCCGGTATTAATATACTTAAGATAAACGGTGTTAAGATCTGGATTTTGTGATTGAAGGCCTGCAACTGTATCGATCACCAAAGCTTGTAGGTTTGAGGATTCTTCAATTAAGAGCTGATCATAGTATGATCCTAAAGATACCGGCTGACCATCTTCCTGCAAGTCATTAACTTTAATGTAGTTATATCCGTAATCTGGATAGATATTACAACCATCAATAATCGTGCCTTTAACATATACATTATCACCAAATCTCTCAACTTGTGTCTGAAGTATGGTTTGTAGTTGAGTTAACTCTCGTGCTTGAAGTGCAACACCGGGTCTAAAGAGAACACGATGATAGTTCTTCTCTTCATCGTAGTCGTCAAAGTACGGGGTTACATTTAAATTTGTCTCGATTGCCATATGGTCCTCTTAGAATTGGAGCACTATTCTGAATGCTTCAGATTGTGAGTTAGATCTTGAAATTGGTTCGCTGTTTTCTATGTATATCACTTCACCTGAATTTTTAACTATATCAGGTGGATATTTAACTGATCCTAAAGTATAGGTTGCACTTCCATTCACCTGTACCAATTCTTCATTAGGATCGGCATTAATAGGGCCTTTTTCTGATGTAAGGAATAGATAGGTTGAATTAGCAGAATGGAAAAATGCATTTGATAAGGAAACTTCTGTTTGGTATACAACTGCATCGTTAGCAAAAGCCAGAGTATTAGCGGTGTAAGAAATTCTAGTTCTGTTATCAAATGTATTCCAGCTATTATAATTCTTTTCATTAACTGTTATAGCAGTAACGTTTGCCATGGCGCCTGACACGCTACCTATAACCGGTCTTCCTACTACTATTTTTGGTTGTGTATTAGTTAATGTTATATAGGGTGATGTATTTCCCTCTTTTTTACCAGTAGCTATAATTTGCGCTTTAGCCAGGGTAGCATAAGAGGCATTAAAGGAGTTATTAGAAGTTAATTGTATTTGAGTGCTATTAGATACTGTATCGACTGTTCTAATAGATTGTATCTGGGCAGCCGTATCAAATAAAATTACTGTGTCGCCAGGTAGTAGGGCATTACTAAAATCTGTTCCTAAGCCCACTACCGTACCAGTACTAGTATTGGTGGATACTGTACCAATAACTTTTGCATAATTAACTTGGTTAATAGTTTCCCCTACGCTGAAGGTGCCTGACTCGCTACCAAGTGTTAATGTTACGTTATCAAAATAAGGATCCTTAAGGATCATAATTTGTCTATAATCATTAAAAGTCGATACGAACCCGCTTTCATTATTTGAAAACTGTACACTTATGGTAAGTGCATCTGATCCAAGCTCAACAGCTGCATTAGTACCATGACCACCAATAGGGGGTATGACTGGGGATACAGATGTACTGACTGCAACACCCCCGGTGTTACCTCTGACAAGTGCGTCGGCGTAAGTATAATTAGAACCTCTATTAATCATAACAACTTTAGAAACAAAGTTATTAACAGTACTGTTAGATGCTATAACGGCATATCCTGCAGCGCCACTACCGTCACCGGTTATAACAATGTTAGGGGTTACCAAATATTGTGAATCTGTACTTGGTGCGGTTGAAAAGGCATTGTTTACAGTGATAACGCGAGTTGCAGCATCATAATTAATAATAGATTTTAATTGCCCACTACCTGTACCAGAATTAATGTAAATAGCACTACCAGTATAGAAGTCGGAGTTAGATGCAGCATTTGAGTTTAGTCTATAACTAAATTCACCACCCCCGGTAGGAATTGCATCCCTTAAATCGTCTACAGTAAAACTACCTGATAGTACAGAAAGATATCCTGAGCCGGGGTTAGAAACTTTAATAACATCAATAGCACCAGAAACTGAATTACCGGATACATTAGCACTTGTTACTACTGGCATAAAATCGCTAGTTGCAAACTTCTCAAACGTTGCCTCTGGCATTCTATACATAAGTTTCCACTTATATCCATCACCAGTTGTAATGAAGTTGCAAGCTGACTCGACCGTACTAGTTGGCTGAACTGTTGATACTGCCCCGTTGTTATTATCTAGAACTTTATACACATAGTAAAAAGACCCAGCATCTACTGCGGCGTAAAACTCTTTAGAGTAAAGCTCTGGATCATTATTATCATACATTGCATATGCAGTATTAGTTGTCCAGTTATGTCTTGGTACTACTAAACTTACGTCTGATGCTTGTATTTTTTTACCGAATACTATTTCTTGATAAGGTCTTACTTGAAACTCTAGATTGGTTTCAGTAGGTGATGGTGTACTATCGTCACCGCCGGTATATGGGGTGTGCTTGCTTGCGGCAATGTAGTAAATATTATTAGCAGGTTCACTAAGAGATTCAATAACCTGCTCTGCTACGTGCTTACTAAATGATTTAGAAACTATTTTAGACATGTCTTTATTTATTATGAGGTTATAATAGTACGCGTACTCTGTACAACATCTATGTTTACATTAGCTGTAGATGAGGTAACAACCTTACCAAATAGTTTGGTACCGGCTACGTGAAGTACTTGTTTGAGTAAGTCGGAGTAAACACTCAAAGGCTTAGAACTCTGCACCTCATAAGAATATTCTTGGTAATACTCACCATCATGTATATAGTCTGCATCGTCTAGTAGACCTCTAGCGTTGCTATAGAATCCAGTACCTGTTCCAACACCACCTACATTAACCTTACCTGTACCTATTCTCTCTCCGTCGACGGAACTAAAAGTTGCTCCCTGATCCTGAATATAGTTAATACCTGAATCAGTTATATTTAAAGATGAAACAGAACCAGTAGATGCTACCACGTTGGCAGTTACGTTGGCATTTCTACCAATAATATTAGAACTTGTATCGATAATATCGATGGTGACTATTGCTGTCTCACCGGATGTCTTACCTACAATAGTACCTCCAGGCACAAAATCTGTAAATAGACTGGTTCTTCTAACTTTGAGAACGGAGGTATTAGATCCTGATTTAATTTTACCTCTTGCAAAGGTTGAGGATGTATCAGGTGCTGAATTCTTAATGTCTGTTAGACTCTTTGATGTTGATCCTAGTAAACGGAATATTTTAACAGCATTATCTACTGCACTAACAGTTGCACTACCAGCACCGCTGGTAACAGATGCACCACTTACTACAAATGAGCCGGTTGCACTCTTAATAATTAAAGTTGTAGTATTTGAAGTAACAATTGTACCGGAGACAGCACCTTGGGTGGCTGTTGCGCCTGGGCTAAACCCAGTATTAGTTGATACTGTTAGTTTTGAGGTAATAATAGTATTTGAGAACGATCCGGTGTTGCTGGTAAGGACAGTTGTGTAATTGTTTGATATAACATCAAATGCTGATGAATATACAAACCCTGTACCAGTTACACTAATACCATTATTGGTAGTTACTAACTCGCCGACGTCGTATAGATTTGAGGTATTACCTGAATAATTATTTGAGGTAACTGATACTGAAGGTGTACCAAACGTTTGTTCGATAGTCTCACCAATAGTGAAACCTATATTTTTAGATAGCGTATTGATATCTAAAATAATATCTCTCTTACCATATGCTGCAACCCCGGACTCTTCTAAGAATACAAACGGTGCAATATTATAATTTTCACCTGGATTCAAGCCTGTAAGACTGGATATGGTACCGATCGTCTTTGATTCAAATCTTAATAGATCAAGAATTACTGATGTGATATCACCTAGTGGAGCCTTTATAAACCCGTATGGTGATGAAGGCACAATATCAGCCCCTGATCCGGCGCTTGCACCGCCTGATGAATTTAAAATAGAAGTTGAAGGCGTAGATGTTATCTTATTACCGACGTTAGCAGATAGGTTAACTACGGCAATTACCCCGGACGTGTCAGTTACAATAGCTGCATTACCTGCAGTAAAAGATCCAACTCCTGTATTACCACCGGTGAACACTACTTTATCGGTGTTGCTATATCCAGTACCTCCTGCAATAACACCTACAGAGGAAAGATATTCGTAACCAGAATTAGTTCCAGATAGTAACATAGTACTAAAAGCAACACTGTTACTACCTGGGCCATCATTATTGGCAGCCAATGCATCTGGGGAAAGTAATACTACTTCAGAATCTGAAATGCTACCTATAGAAAAATCAGCACCAGATCCAGAAGATACCAATATGGTATTTGCAATTGAATTAGAAGTAAGCCCGGTTATTAAGGTCTTTGAAGTTGCATAAAAGGTATTAGTAGTATTGGTAATACCAATTGCTGTTGAGTTTGAACCTATTAGTCTACCGGTAGATTTGTAATTAGTATTTGCAGAATACTTACCTCCAAGGTCGGCTGATAAGAATATAGAAGTATTTACTGTAGGGACTGCGGTGTTAAGAACTGTATTGCTTGATGCCCAGCGATCACTACCGGAGACTGCTTCTAGGGTATAAAGATATCCGTTGCTGGCGTTAGTTGGGGTAGCATTAGCAATGTAAACTGAGTATTCAGAATCAGTATACGTATTAAGTACGTTTGTGTTTGTAAATGTACCTGAGGTATTTCCTACTACTACTACGTTTACGTTTGCATAGGTGTGATTTGACTCTCTAGGTATAGCAAGAACTCTTCCTGTTGCCAGTGAAGAAACCTGTAGGACATAAGCACCTACGTGCAAGCCATTGGCCGCTATTGTAGCGGTGTTAACAGTTAGGAGCACTACGTTGGAGCTGCTTGTTACTGTACCACTTGCTGTATTAGTGCTACCTGTTCTTTGAGTTACAGGAGTACCAACGGCAAAACTTACTGATGTATTAGTAGCAATAAACGCGGTATTAGTGTTGTAAACAATTGTATTTGCAAACGTGGTCCCAGATATAGGATTAATAATTAGAACAGCTGAATTGGAATCTGTGTTCTGTGTTCTACTTACAATAATAGAAACTGCACCTGCATGATTGGTAAGTGTATCACCAGTGGTAAAATTACCGATAACATTATTTAAACTAAGGCTATAATTATTTTGCTCAATTGTTTCAAATTGCTCAAATGTTGTTATAGAGCTGTTTGAGTTGGTAAGGTTAGTTAATGTAATTACCTTTTCTGATATTGTAGAATTGGCTGTTAATGAGTACCCCCACCCACCATCTACTAAAGTAAATCTCACTAATCCTGTTTCTGATTCAATACCTGTAACAATTGCCTTACCTTCAACACCGGTTGAAGAGACTATATTAACTTCCTCACCTCTTGCAAAGCCCTCACCTGCCTGTGTTATGTTGATTGAATTAAAGGAGCCAAACACTTTAGGTGCATTCTCTACTATACCATCAGTAGTAATAATATCACTAACTTGAAATGTACCGCTAATGCTACTTAAAAACAATACATCGATATTCTTACCTTGAATGTTTCTAGTAACAACATATTCTACGAATGCGGTCGCGCCTGATCTTGACCCGGTGATCTGCTTACCAGCCATACCAGCAGTCTTAATAGTCGGTGTTACTTCTAAGTATTTTGGAATAAACCATTCACCGTCTGAGCACCTAAAGATGTCGTCACCGGGAGTATAAATTTCTATCTTAATACCGTATACTAAACTAAAGAGAAGATCTAATGATTGCGCTGATCCCTTTGATTTAAATATATCGTGGGCTGCCTTTACCAGGTTTCTTCGATTAGATAGCGAGTTAAAGTTTACACCTTTAAGATACTTCTCTTTAAAGTAAACAATATATTCTTCAACTGTTTTATCAATATCTCTGTATTCAGGCAGTGATCTAGAGTGGTAAAGAACGGCTCCTGCTACGTTAACACCATTAACTTCATACGTCTTTGTACTAAGCCAGTTGTAGTACTCTTTAAGGAAAAGAACAAACAACGGACCCTCTTCCTGATAGAAACCAGGAAACTGGGAGTCAATTAGCGGGGTGATTATTTTTTCAATTTCTCTCATAGCTTAATGGCTTCAACGCTTGCTACAATATCACCATCTTCGATTATAATTAATTGGTTCTTAGTTGAGCTGATGTCTTTTATCTTTGGTGTTGCAAATAGGTGGACGTGGGCACCAGAGGCGGGGGTGTAAGTATCGATATTAAGTCTTGATAATATGACCTGGCCTTTTAGGTAGTCTACCGTACCAACCCTGGCAACTATTGACTGCACGCCAGTAGCAGATGTGGTGTAGAGGTTCAATACACCTGCACCATCATCCATAATAAAGACTGGCTTACCTTCCTTGGCCATTAACGTACTTCTAATGGCTGGGATTGTAGCTCGAATAGATTCTTCTAAAGAAATTACTATCTCTGATGTTAACTCAAATCCAAAATCGATGTCAGCGCTGTAATCTTGACCTGTAGTAGGTACGAATTTCTTAAAAGGTTTTACCTCTAAGTCTACACCTAATACACTTGGATGGCAGTTATTAATATTCTCAATTAATTTACTACTACGTAGAGTTTTCTTAAATCCATCCAAGTACGTTGAATTGTAGTTACTGATTGTTGTCTCTACGAGTGTCTTAATATCTGATATACTTTGATTTGTCACATTGACATTATATCGTACTGCTGTGTCCACTTCAACGTATAAGAAATCTGGATCTTCAATTACTGGATCAATAGATACTGGTGATCGTTGTTTGAGAAACTTGTAATATCTGTCCTTATCTAGATCGGATACACCATCGGCACCTACCAGGTCAACCGCTACATAAACCTTACCGTATACTGGTGGGTCTCTATCTTCTCCGCCGTAAGCTGCTGCCCCTGCAATCTCTGGGAAATTAGTAGTTAAAAGAGTCTCATAGTCGGAAGTAGTAACTGCTCTTTCCTGATTTTGGTAGTAACGAGGTGCATTTAATTTAATGCTTTCAATTGATTCATTAACGGCCCCTCCAATGGCTGATGACACCGTTGTGATTGTAGATACGTTTGACTGACCTTGAATAGAACCATCGATACTGAATGTACGTGCACCATTAGGTAATTCACCGTTACCGGCGAGATAGTTAACAACAATAGTTGAACCACTCTTTGGTGTTCTACCCTTTACGTTATCACCAAATATGATTTCGTATTGATTGTTCTCGGCACCTTGTACGAAGAATGCCGGGGTATCGGCATTAACTCCTAGGAAGGAGGTGTACTTAGAATAGCTGACAACATTAGCACCATTATTTTCAATTGAGTTAACAGTCAGGAATCTTGTATCTATAGTATAGTTAGATAGTACAAAGCGTTGGGAGGTATTAGCAGCGTCATAGACATATGAATCTGTTAAGAAGTTACCTTCATAGACATCTAATGTAATAGGGATAATATTGCTGCTATTGGCAATAAACGTTTTATTTTCTACTGTTGCAAATGAGAAGTTATTACTTCCTACTTTTGCTGTAAAGGTTGTACCCTTTGGTACCACTACAACTGATATGCTTGCTGACGATGGAGTTAATCCAAATGATATCTGTGCCTGGGCTGACCTATAACTTCTAGGCACATAATTAAGTTCCTTGGCATGTGATATGACGCTATCTCTAATAATAGCTGAATCTAAAAACATCTCACTGGCTACCATGTTTAGATAGTAGGAGTTAAGATATGTGTTATAAGACAGGATGTCTAGCATCTGACTTATGTTTGAACCATCAAAATCATAATCCTTAAAAGGAGAATCCGATCTTTGCAGATAGCTTCTTAAATTTTGTTTTATAGTGTCGAAATCGACATCTACTAGACTTATAC